AAGTTGTTTGAATCCATCATAGATTCTGAAACGCTCTAACTTGTCTGTTTCTGGATTGCGAACGGAATATTCAACGTACCAATCCGCATCTAAATTACCTCCATTGTTATTTAAATGGGGCAATACAATTTCTTTTTTTCTTCGTGCCATTTTAATTGTTTGTTTTTAGCTGCGACACCAATAACAAAAGTAAAATCCGGCAGTTTGTCTGTTTTTGTCTATCTCAGAGTTTGCAGACATTTATCTTTTTCGTAAGCTGCTGATTTTTCAGTATTTATTCAGCCTTGTGGACCTGGAGGGAGAATACCCTCCAGACGCAACTATCTGTTTACGCGGATTTTATTTTTGTCTATTAATGTCTGTGACTGCATTAATGTTTATTTTTGTCTATTATGTTATCGTATTTTCAACCTTAATTCGAGAACATCCTATGGGGAAAACATTCATATTTGTTTTTACTAGAATATAATCTGCTATTTCAATAAGATTTTCGATATCATCACTACCTAAACAATCGCTAAAACAAATTTCATCAGCATGATTATGTTCCAGACATTCGTGAAGCATGCCACAAATATGCTCCGAATATTCGGTTAAGTATTTTACGATGTGCTCGGCATCTGTTCTTTTTATGTAAATTTTGTCTGTTTTCATATCTAAATCTTCTTAATTGGTGTTAAAGGAATAATTTTACATTTCTTGCATCTACAATTCACGCAGTTTCCACAATATCTCCCGGAATTTTTTTACTTAATATTTCAATTGTTCGCTGTTGAGAGTTTATTGTCTGCTGTAACTGTTGAATCATCTGCCACGTATCAGAGGGCATCCTTACTTCTCCTTGCTGTACTCCAGCCTCTTTTGTGTCTTTTTTTTTCAGCATTTCTCCCTCCCCTGTCATTAGCCAGTCTATGTTTAAATCCGTAAAATAAGAAGATATGCTTTGTATTTTGTCTGGTTGCATTGAAACTCGAATACCATTCACATATCCATTATTAAGCCCAGACAGCTGCTCCAACTTTCTTACAGAAATTCCTTTTGACTTTGCGTATGCTTTAATTCTATCTTTTACAGACATATAATAACTTATTTTGATGTTTACACAAACAAATGCTTCAAATAACTTGCTTCGTTTGAAGATATGCTTTATATTTGCATTGTATTTGAAATCAAATATCATACAAATATAAAAAATATAAACATTATGAAGTACAAAACAGTAGAAAAAGTAATGCAAACCCGTTGGAAAGAAACCATTCGAAAAGTAAAAAAAGGAGAAATGGCAGAATTTGAGGCCACGGCGGAAGATGGAGGTAAAGCAAGGGTTGCAGCGAGTGAGTTAAACAAAGAGTTAGGGGCAAATTACTCCATAAGCATCTCTGGAAATGTGATTACTGTAAAATTTGAATAATTAGCTGCGACACTAATAACAAACTAAAATGAACAGAACAGACATTCAAGTCATTGTACGCAAATCGTCAATGACAATTTTAACAAAAAAAAATCAACTGACATTTCCAACATCAGGACAGATTATTTCCGTTTTTTCAACGGCAAAATTAACTCCTGCAATGCTTGATGAACTTGATTCTTCTAAAATTATAGAGGTAGAAGGATTTAGCTGGGATGACGAGTCAACAACCGGAAGTCTCCGGATTACTAAAAAGGACTTTTTTAGTAATGAAAAGTTGATAGATATTTTCATTGATATAGTAGAAAAACACGATTTTTAAACCGAAGTGATTATGTATTATAAGATAGAAAACAAGAATTGTGAGGTTTATAAAAAACTTCGTGCGCTCCGGGAGAAGGAACGCAAAATAGAGAAAGATAATAAAAAGTCTATTGAAGAGAAAATTCCTTATAAGTGGAAATCTTTTTATGGACATTCTGGACAGCAAAATTTCGGAAGAGTGACAATCTACTCCGGTTTTTGTTTTTCCAACCCAGACATAGTTGATACCAAAGTTTGGAAAGAATTGCCAGATGGTAAAGGTTGCTTCATCCCCAATAGAAGGACAAAAGCCGGGCGTGATATGACTGAGTTTCTTTTGAATGGCTTAGCCCGTTCAAATTTTTATTGTTTGTGGGAAATTCTTGATTTGCCGGAATTGGGACGCTTTGTTTTTCCATTTCTTGAGATAGTTGATAACACTCTTATTCTCTTTCTTGACGATAAGCAAGAACCTACAGATATAAATGTTACAGAGATAACAAAACAAGAATTCAATGAATTACTCAACCCTAAAAAATAGACCATAATGAAATTTAACAAAGTGCCCGAAGATACCCCGCTTGTTGATGTGGAGATACACGTAACAGAAGTTCTCCGGGAATTTCTAAAGATGGAGTCTAATTTTCCAGAAGGAACTGTCCCGGATAGAATATTTATGACTCCTAAAATAAATGGAGAAAACTTTTTTGGAACAAGAAATTTTAGATATAGAAATGTTGGTAAATATCCATTATTCATTATTCCTCCAGGAGTTGTATTGCTTCTAAATGACTGTAATGTAACAATTAATAAAAAATAGACCTATGATTAATGCAAATAGAATATTGGAATGTGTTGCGGAAAAACATGGTGTGACCATTGTCGAAATAATTGGTCGGTCTCGTGTAAAAAAAAATAACGAGGCACGTTTCTTTTTCTGTTTGATTGCACGTGAATTAACCCGAATAACGTATCGAGAAATTGGAGATTATACCGGTCGTTCTCATTGTACCGTAATCCACTCCATCAAGAGGGCGAAAGAATTGATTGAAACTTATCCGGAAATGAAAATTTTATATAAAAGAATAAAAGATGAAATTACAGTGGAATAAATTATGTGAGAGCCTTGCAAGTTATGGAGATTTGATTTCCAAAACACTTGAATATCTCCCTTCGACAAAACAGTCAGCAAAGATTAAAAAGCATTTGGCTAAAGAGTGGGAGCTTGTAATAAAAACAATCGGGGAACTGGATAAAATGATTGATCCGAGCAATCCTCCGGAAATAAAATATCCGTTCGATTCTGAACGATTTAAAGCTATGTGGATGTATTATAAAAATTATCTAACAAATAATCATCAGTTCACACTTACTCCATGGAATGAAAATTCGAGATTAACAATGTTAAGCCGTTTTGCGAAGAAAGATGAAGAAAGGGCAATGCAAATCCTTGAACTTCTTTGCGCTAATAATTATAGAAATATAGTTTGTCCTACCGAAAAGCAGCTGACAGGAGAAGAAGACATTTCTCCAGAAAAACAAACAATGAATCTTTCAATGTCTACGATTCCTGAAGAGATATGATTGAGCGAACAAGAGAAAAGATGCTGATTTGTACTTATAATGCAAAACGAAACAGTTGTCGAGTCCCATTGAAAGGGAAAGATATTTTCATCTTTTTTCGTGAAATGCGATATTGGAAGAAACAAATTTTAATAAACAGATAGCTCTGGGCGGGCTTTGTAAAACCCTTTGAATTATGAATGAGATTAAATTAGGCGACAAAGTTCGCAGTAGTGTATCTGGTTTCACGGGTACTGTCGTGTCAAAATGCGAGTACCTACACGGTGCCACAACGTTCTTAGTGGCTCCTGAGTTAGTAAACGGAGAAGTTAAGGAGTACTGGTTTTCTGCTTCTGAACTTGCAATTACAGAGTAATTAATCAGCGGGGAGCAATCCCCGCTTTAAAACAAGGCTAGACCATGGACTTAAAAGTAATAACACTATTCAACAGACTTTATGGTAGAGATTTCAATAGTCGATGTAAAAAACTACGAGAAGAATGTCTTGAACTTATAGAAGCGATAGATAATCTTTCTATTGCGCCTAAAGATGGTGAACTCGACCACTTTATTGATGAGATGGGAGATGTGGAAGCATTGATAACTCACATAGGAAATATCTTAAATATAAGCCGTAATGATATATTAAAAGGAGCTATTAATAAAGTTGAAAGAAGGATTATTGAACCAAATTATAAACGAGATTAGACCTATGGAAATTATTGACAATAAAAAATATAGCATAAATAAAACGCAATGCGAGGTGTACAAATTGCGGCATGAATGCGGCATGTATTGGGCGGATATAACCGTTGATGTTGGTGAAAAGTCGGGAAGAATACAAATTGCATCAGATTACGGTTCTTGGCAAAATTACTGGAGTTGTTGTGGGTGTTCTTTCAAGAAATTTTTGACAAAATTAGATATGCAGTATACTGCTGGGAAGTTTAGGGCAGAAGGAAATGATGGAGAAATCACACCTCAATTCAAGCGATTTTGGAACGAGGCATGGGCTGTATTTGTTGAGCAAATAAAATCAGAATTAAATCAATATTAGACCATGAATAAAAAGAAAAGTGTTTTTAAATATGCTGATTTTATAGAAAAAATTGGCAAAGTCGTAGGTGATTACAAATTATTGCTGCGGGTGCAGGATGACCATATTTTTATAGATGGTAAATTCTTTCATGAAGAAGTTTTAAATAAGATACAGCGTCTTTTACAGCTTTACGGAGAGTGTCAATGGTGGATATACCCATCCGATGTGCTAAAAGATGGGGTTATGTATCAGATTAAAATATATAAATATCAATAATTTAGACCATGAATAAAAAATAACATATAGAAAATCTTATAAATAATAAATAAAATGGAAACAGAACAATCCCAAATTCAAACACAATTGCTCCCGGACACATGGGAGCAATTTTTTGAAAAATGCAAGCCAGAAATATTGATACTTCAATACTGGCAGGTAGTTTATATAGAAGATTCTTTATCAAAGAAAAGAATTACCTTCCGGGAGATGAGAGATAAATACGGTACGATAAACCATAAAAAGTATGGAATCTGCGAGGCTCCGGTATTGTATTTCTTTGAATATCTGAATTATTTTAATACCCTCAGCAACATCAACAAACCGCTTCCGGCTGTCGCCATTAAGCAGCTTTCGCTTATCCTATACTCCAAGTATTATTATTTCTATCTTTCGGACCTGAAGTTAATTTTGGAAGGTCTTCTTGAGGGGAAATATGGGAAGTTCTACGGAAGTGTCGACTCTGTGCTGATTTCATCCGCCTTCAAAGAATACTCCGATAAGAGAATGCAAAAGCAATACGAATTAAAAAATAAATAGCATATATGTCTGCAGATAACACGAAAAAGCGTCCCGGTTCTCTAAAAGTAGAGACAAAAAAGAAAGACCTATTCGACTCCAAAGGAAAAATTCAACAAGCCATTGAATTTCTGAACGAACATTACACGATTCATATACCGGCGCATGACCCGGCCAAGGTTACGATCGAATGCAAGAATCCGGAACGATATTCTGAAGCTCCAACTTTCGATGACATCTATCTCCACTTTGTTGAAGAGTGTGAAACAAATGTTTCAGAAACGATTCTCCGGAAAATTATACGCTCCCGGAACTATATTAAGCCTTTCGATCCAATCCAAACATACATTGACTCATTGCGAGGAAAGTATGCAGGAAAAAGCCATATTGATTTACTCTGTTCATTTCTGAAGTGTAGGGAGTTTGATTCTGAAAATCCAAGCTATTCAGCTGAGCGGGCAAATCGCATTATCCGCAAGTGGATGATATCGACAATTGCCATGTGGATGGATAATATTCCCAATGAAGTAATGTTAACCTTTGTTCAGGCGGGAGAAGGCTATGGAAAAACCTCTCTTGTAAATTACTTTATCCCGGAACCGCTAAAGGACTATTCAACAGTAGCGAGTAAAAATGAATCTCGATTCGACCTCGAGGACGCATACACCCGACACGTATTTGTGCTTCATGATGAATTGGTCGGAATTAGTAAAGGCTCAATAGACACATGGAAGTCTGTGCATAGCAACAGAGAGCTGCTTACCCGTCGCCGTGGGGAAGAATTTGCCCTTAAACGTAAGAGAATAGCAGCTTCTCTCGGAACATCGAACAGAAGCCAAGAAATGGGGGGATTTTTAGCTGTAGACTTCGGTCATCGTCGCTTTGGTTGCATAGAACTCGAAGATATAAATTGGAAGGAGTACATCAAAGTCGTTAATGTTGAGCAAATGTGGGCAGAAGCCCTTATGCTGTACGAATCTTCCGAATTTGCATGGAAGTTCGACCGAGAAGATTTCGATGAGTTCAAAACCTACAATTCAAAATATGCAATCGAAACCGATGCTATTCGCTATGCTAATTTATATTTTGCTCACCCTTTGGAAGATGAAGGAGATTGGATGAATGCTTCTGAAATCATTGAAGACCTAAGAAAAAACCGTTTAATTAGAAGCGAACACCTCACTACTGTAAATGCAAGAACTTTAGGTATTGCACTTACTTCTTTAGGGTATGAATGTAAAAAAACCAGAAATGGTTTATCTATTCCTTTACAGCGCTATCACATCAAACGCCTGTATAATAATAATTTATAATAAATAATTTTAAAGAGATTAAATATAAAACAATATTATTATTTAAAATAAAAGAAAAAGTAAAAGTGTTCTTACTACATACTACAAAGCGTTATATCATTTTAATTTTCAGACATTTAAGTGTAGTAAGAGAATGATTTTTTAACACATACTACATCCTACTACAAGTTACTACAAATAGGCGTTTTTTTTATTCATACTACACGCAATAAAATGACATTCAATCAATTATAGCAATTGTAGTATGTAGTAGGATAAAAAAATAATTGGCGAAGTTTCATTTTGTTCATAACTCGCTACGTAATTGTTTTATATTCACACAATTAATATTTAAATTTGTATTGAAAAATAGCTAATTTTAGTATGATTACAACAAAAATAAACATCAAAGCCCATTTAGCAGAATATTGCTATGGCAAATTTTCTGATTTTAACAATAATAAACCGATTCATTTCCCGGAGCAGATTGATATATATATCCTGATTTGGGACTTATTAGTAAAACGGCCTATCAACTGCCCTGTTGATGCGGGAAATATGGAAATTGCTCTGCCAGAAAGATATGGCTCTAAGCCTCCGGTGTATTATAATTATATAGGAAGTCGTTCTCAGAAAAAAATCGAAAAAAAGATTGAAATAATGATGTGGGCTGATTTCAGAGAGTTTATTGAAATAGAACGGCACAAAAACGGCAGTACTATAATTGATTCCGTCCATTTGTTCATCAAAAAATATGGAATTGAATCCATTTCAGAAGATGCATTAGTAAAAAACTATTACCGATGGCGAAATCGCATACATGGACGCGAAAAAAGAGCCTATTTTAAGAAAAAATTTCAATGAGCAAGTGTATTGATTTGTCCTGAAAAGTGGGAGAAATACACAAGAAACGCTAATTTGCTAAAAATCAAACGATTACTTAATATATGAATAAAATAATATGCAATTCTATTGATTTCGTCTTCGCTTACGAAATTGATGTTATATTTTTTAACCAGGTAAATTTGAAACCCGGTCATGAATGGACGCAAATGCCGGTTAGAGAAAAACCAATATATCGGTCGGAAATAAAACGAAATGATGCCGGTCCAACAAAAGAAGAAACGGTTACAGCTGTAACCCGATACGATGCGGATGCAATATTAAAAAAGTACAGCAGTTATCCGGTTGTTCTTCGTATGAAAACGGATACGACTACTTTTTATGTCGGGTCGCAACAATATCCGGCAATAACGGAGGTGTCGGATGATAAGATTCATGATAATTATTCGTTCAGAACTAAGTCTGAAGCATAATTAATCATCGTTTCGATACTTTCTCGTCCTTTATACACTTATATATAAGGAGTAATATTGCGTAAAATTATTTGCGCAATGTTAGAAAGCACCTTTTTACAAGAAGTATTTACTTCCAAAATGATTATCCGTGATATTGGGATTCATGCCATTGAGAACATGATTCGAAATGTTATGGAAGGAAATATCGATAAGGAAGATAAAACCAAAACAAAAAATATTGCCTTCTATGTTCCCGACCTTGATGAACCGGGTCAAAATCCATACGATAAATTAGCAGACAACTCTATAGCCGTGATTCCTCTGACAGGAGCCATGTTCAAGTACGGTTATTGGTGGCGTCCCGGAGCCGACGACCTTGCAGAGATGATTCGCTTGGCTGACCGTTCGTCACAAGTTATGGGAACCGTTTTGTTGGTTAACACTCCGGGAGGAACAACATCTTCAGTTATTCAACTGGAAGATGCTATGCGTAACCGAACAAAACCATGCATTGGACTTATTGATGGACAATGTTGTTCCGGTGGTATATATGCCGCTTCTTTTTGCGATGAATTGTATGCAATGAATCGGATGTGCGAAATCGGAAGCATTGGCACCTACGCTCAATTAGTTGATAATTCCAAAGCACTTGAACAATGGGGATATACAGTACAAGCAATCTATCCACCTGAATCTAAATGGAAAAACCTTTCTCATCGTGAAGCTTTAGAAGGAAAACCGGAACGAATCATTGTTGAAGAGCTTACTCCTTATGCTATCCATTTTCAAAATATAATCAAATCAAATCGTCCCAAACTGGACCAATCGGTTGAAGGAATTTTAGAAGGTCGTGTTTTCTATGCTTATGATGCCATTGAAAACGGACTTATCGACGGCTTGATGAACATGGAACAGGCAATGGCAAGAGTTCAAACTCTTGCAGAAACACAAAAAACAATTTATTCATCTTTTAATAATTAATTCTATGAAGAAATGGCAAAAGCAGTTCATGGCTATTGTGACCAAACTTGGCTTTGTTGACAAAGTAAAGGCTGGGAACTTGACCGCCGATGAACAAAAACAAATTTTTGCAAAGTACGAAAAAGAGTACAATGCAACTTTTCAAGCCGACAAAGAGGCAAATGAAGACGCAGAAGAAAAGAATGATTTCATTCTTTCGGCTGATGAACAAAAAGAAATCGCCAGTCTTATTACTGACGATAATGATGATGGAGATGGCGACGGCGACGGTACTCCTCCTGCCGAATCTCCAAAAACAGGAAAAGAAGCAAATGCAGCGATGAAGCAAACAATCGTTAATCAGAAAAAAACGATTAAGGAATTGGGAAGCAAACCGGAAGATGAAAAACCTGCCGAAGTTATCAAGAATGGAGCCGTTGACGATGCGCGCGCTATGTTCATTGCAATGGGACGTAATCCGCATACTGAAACGCATATTTTTGGAATTGAAGCCGATTTCTTTTCTGCCGGAAAATGGTGGAATAAAATTACCAAGGAACGCAAAGAAGTTGATGTTACTGTATTGAGCGATTCAGACAAGAAAGCATTCATGAAAGAATTTAATGCTTATTCGGAGTCGTTGATGGAAAGAAACATCCACCTTCACAACACGAATGCTTACGCAGGTCTTGATTATGAAAAAATGGTAACCGGTACCGCTCCGTTTACCGAATATGCAGGGCTTGACAATGTGTTTGGAGAATTTACCGTTCGCCGACAAGACATTATCATTGCTTTCGTCCGTTCGTTGCGTAATGTGTCGCACCTTTTCCCTGTTCAATCAGGAGTACGTCACAAAGTAGCGGTTCCCACAGCTCAATTTGGCGAATTATCACAAGGATATCGTAAAGGACGCATTTTCAAAGGTAATGTTAAATTCGGAGGCGAGCTTTACTGGGTAAATGATCTGATGTTCAAATATGAATTTGACGATATGATTGCTTTGCAAAAGAGATATGTTGCAGACCTTCATCGCAGTTCTTCTCCTTTCCAATGGAATTTCATTGAGTGGTTAATCGTAAACTTTATTCAACAATTGCACAATGAACAGCAACGTCGCCGCGTGATTGGAGTTCGCGTACCACAACAAGATGTGGTAGCAAACCCAGCTACATTATCAGCCGATGGTATATTGAGAGCTATTGAACGTGCGGAAGAAGAATTGAAAGTGTTGCCTTTCGAAGACCTTGCTGCATACGATGAAGTTAGTATCGTAGATTATTTCGAAGATTTCTGGGATAGGCTTGATACTATTCTTCCAAGCAAAGAAGGAATCTTGATGTTTGCTAACTTGAAGCATCGCAAATGGTATTTGCGTAACTTCCGTCAAAAATACGGAACAGATGGCGACTTTACCGGAACTCGTAGCGATTTGATTGATGTAAATCCGGAATCAATTATGTGGGTTCCCAACATGCCGATGAATTGTTACAAAATGTGGGCTACTTATCCGGGAAATATTCAAAATACAGAATATTTGCCAAATGAAATGTTAGCATTCCGTTTCCGCGATGGATTTGAAAGTGTAACTGTGCTTTCCCGCTGGATGGAAGGTTCTGTTGTGCAAATGACTGGTGTCAAATACGACAAAAAAGAAGAATTGGAAGCAGCCGAACACAAAGACCAATGGTTGTTTACTAACTTTGCTGTTACACGTCTTGGAGATGGTGCTACAACTGCTGATGCACGGAGAAACACGGTATTCCTAACTACTGAAAATACTGCTGCAACTGTTTTAACAGACATCACAAATGCATCTTCTGATTTTGTTTATAAAGTCATCTGTGGCGATATGACAAACAAAACAACGATAGAAAAGTCCGGAAAATTTGCAAACATCAAAGAAGATTGGGTTCCAACTGCTAAAGGTGATTGGATTAAATTCTACATGGAATTAGAAGATTATGATATCGTTGTTGATGGCGAAACTTTCAAATCAACGCGTCCTACCGGAAACTTCCTCGAATTAGATAGGAAAGTGTCTTAATTATTTTTTTATAGTCAAAGGGACATTTATGTAAATGATGTCCCTTTTTCTAAATCACTTATTAAAAATATAGAATTATGATGTTCAATATTGAAAAAGGAGATAAAAATTCTAAACTAGGAACTCCAAGTTATATCTTATATTTAGTTTTATTAAAAGATGTAAATTTCCCCGCTTGGCCTGCACCAAAAGATGCAACAATCAAAATTGAAGCCGGTTCATCTCTGTTGAAACCGGGAAAGAAGTTTAACTCTCTTGAATCAAAAAACGCAACAATCAATCCAAACGTTGAACCCGGAGAGTCTCCTTATGAAGGTCACGTAACGTTATCTCCCGTGTTGGAAGGGATAACAAAGAGAAATCTTACATTCATTTATGACAATGTAGGAGAAGACTTTATTGCTGTTTGGAAACGTTGTTCTGATGGACAAAAGTTTATTGCAGGCTCTGAATGTTCGAGTGGATTGAAACTTTCGTATACAAATATCGGCCAACAAGAAGGAGGAATTCACGGTATCGCGCTACAACTATTGGGAGGAGATTGCCCTGAACCATTTTACTTCTTAGATGGAGATATTGAAGTAGAAGAAGACGAAGCAACACCATAATAAGCAATCAATATGAAATTTACAGAAAAAAATGACTTTATAGTCAAACACAAAGCATCCAAACACTTTGAGAAGGATTTGGAATTATTCAAAAAGCATTGCCCAAATTCAAGACTGCACAACGATTTGAAGCGTGTTAATACATTTACTCGTTATCAACTGGATGGGCGAATGCTTTACGAGTTAATTGACAAAGTTTCTCCGGAAGAAATTCTTGAAAATCGAAAACAAACTGAAGTGGAGCATATTGAAACAGTTTCTTTAGTTGAAAAAATTGAAGATGTTGCCCAACTATTTGCTGAAGCCGGTTTGAATCCAAAAGATTTTCCGGAATCAGTTTTAAATAAATACATCGGAGAACCAGTAGCTCATGTTAATATTGCTATTCAAACAATCAAAAACTTCACTGAGGAAGATGATAATTTGGATGATGACGCTCCTCCTGCAACTGAAGAAGTTCCGGCTACCGAAACAGTTGTAGAAGAAACTGCAACTACTGAAGAAATTCCAGCGACTGAAACGGTTGCGGAAGAAACTACAACAACCGAAGAAGCTCCAGCTACCGAAACAGTTGTAGAAGAAACTGCAACAACCGAAGAAGCTCCAGCTACCGAAACAGTTGTAGAAGAAACTGCAACAACCGAAGAAGCTCCAGCTACCGAAACNGTTGTAGAAGAAACTGCAACAACCGAAGAAGCTCCAGCTACCGAAACAGTTGTAGAAGAAACTGCAACAACCGAAGAAGCTCCAGCTACCGAAACAGTTGTAGAAGAAACTGCAACAACCGAAGAAGCTCCAGCTAAAAAAAAAGGAGCAAGCAAGAAGAGTTCCCAAGAATAAACTGGTTGGATAATTCCAATCCGGATATACAAATGTGCATTCTCCTGTATGATGAACGTGTAAACACTTACCATCGCATGCAGGAGATTGACATTTTATTGGACGACCAATCCGAGCTATCGCTCGAAATGGTCAAGCTTGATGCTCGAAACCGCCAAGCACATCAAGAACTGCAAGCCTACAACGACCATAAAGTTTTCGCCTATAAACATAAAATCACAATTCAGCGAAAACAATATGACGACCAACTGTCTGAATTGTATAACCTTAAACGCAATGACCCGGCATCCCTTATCAATGAGATAACTAATGTAACCCAAAACATCCGCCGCATACAAAGCAATATCAATAAAAAGAAATACAAATCAGAAGAAGAAAAACAGTCATGGGAACAGAATCTTTCTCGCGCAGAAATACGAAAAAAAGTGCTGGAAGAAGTTATTTCAAAATAAAACACGGAGTATTGGATTCGAACCAATGAATAGAATTATTCTGAGTTTAAGCGCGCTTCTCCCATTTGACCTCTCTGGAAACTCCGTGTAAATGCAAAGATATTATTTTATTTTTTGCCCTCGCTTTTTCGAGGGCTTTTTTGCTTTCTGAAAACTTTCTATTTAGAAAAGATATAGGACGAATTTCATTTAAAAACATACGGATTTGCCCCTTTTTATATTTCTCCAATAGCTAAACCGCTGATAGTCAATAAAAATTTTCGAAAAAATGATATTTGATTTTTGAGTGTGTGCGAGTTAATCCCGTGCCGCTGGCTTCGTCCCTTGCATTACAAAAGTGGCTGAAAATCCAGAAATATGACAACTACCTGAAAATCAGACAGTTATCGCACGTCATTGCAAAATGCCTGCTGATGCTCAAAAATTGACGGAATTTCCTCAAAACACCACCGATTGAAACAGTCCTTTTATCTCAGATTTCCACATTCTAATTTTGTTGCATTAAATAATGATATATTATGGTTGCATTAAAATGGATTACAGAGCAACGGAAAGTAAGAGAGCTCATCCCTACAGACTATAACCCACGGGAAAGAAATGAAAAGAAACAGAAGAAACTTGAAGGAAGTTTATCTAAGTTCAATCTGGTAGAAATTCCTGTAATCAATTTGGATAACCATATAATTGCTGGTCAACGCCGTTGGGAAGCATATATGGAAAGTGGTAGAGAGGATGAATATATCGATGTTCGAGTTCCCAACCGAATGCTCACTAAGGAAGAAGTGGATGAATACATGCTAATGTCAAACACTCATGCTGGAGAATGGTCATTGCCTAAACTTGAAGCTCATTTTTCTAGTATATACAAAGATATTATTGACCTTCCTCCTATATCAGCAAGCTTACCTTCATCTGATATACTTGACAAGGAAAAGCAAGAACAAAAAGATATTGTCGAAGATGGGTTTTGTGATGAACCTGTAGCGGAACCGATATCTCAAATAGGAGATATATACGAATTAAACAATCATCGATTCATCTGTGCGGATAGTACGGATATATTAGAACTAAAACGCCTTATGTCTGGGAGGCTGGCACAAATGGTATTTACCGACCCGCCCTATAATGTGCGTGTCCGTGATATAGTAGGGTTAGGAAAAACAAAACATAATGAATTTCAGATGGCTTCTGGAGAAATGAACAAAAACCGCTTCTCTCGATTCTTAGAAGACTGCTTCCTTAGCCTTATAAAGTTTTCTGAAAATGGGTCCATTCATTACATCTGTATGGATTGGAAGCATGTAAACGAACTCACAACTGCAGGGAAAATATATACTGAACAAAAAAATCTAATTGTCTGGAAAAAAGACAATGGAGGGATGGGAACATTCTATCGTTCGCAGCATGAATTTATTTTCGTTTATAAAAATGGCAAAAAGAAGCACATCAATAATTTCGGACTTGGAGAAACTGGGCGCTACCGGACGAATGTTTGGGAATATACTGGTGTAAATTCTTTTGGCTCTGAAGACAGAAAGACCTTTGAAGATCATCCAACGCCCAAACCTGTCAAAATGGTTGCTGATGCTATTATAGACTGCAGTAATTTATACGGAATTATTCTTGATATTTTTCTGGGATCCGGGACTACAATTATAGCAGCAGAACAAACAAACCGGATTTGCTATGGAGTCGAAATGGATACTAAATATTGTGACTTGATTGTTCGCAGATATTTACGATTCATGAAGCAACACAACCAACCGGTTGTTGTCAAACGAAACGGAAATATCTTAACTGATGCTGAATTAAAAGAATTTGAAAAATGAGTTATTCTGAAGATTTCCTTTCAAAAGTAAGCAGTTTCGGAATACTTGGATATTCCGTTGAGAAAATAATCGACTTAACAGAGCCTGAAGATATTAATCAATTTCGGATTGATTTTCAGACTCAAGGGAGTGCCATCTACAAAGCTTATCGGAAAGGAAAAACAACAGGAGAGTATAATCTCGATAAGAACTTATTCGATAAGGCGACAAAATCTCATGACACAATGTCTAATACAATATTGGATGAACGCATTGGACGAAAAAAAATCAACGATAAAATTTTTGAAAACTTTGGCTTATGATAGAACATTTACAGAAACTACCGACCGAAATTGTAGAACGGTTCCTTGATACTCGCGAGCCAGAACCATTAGGTATTCCCACAAAACTGGCCGAATATATCCTTCAGATAAATGAAGCATCTAATTTGCATCAAAAACATCACACCATTTCGAAGTGCGCCAAAAGGCTGCAAGAGAGTTACCCTGAATTATCAATTCATACCTGTAAGAGTCGAATTTATGATGCTATTAATTATCTGAATTCAGACTGTACAGTTACATCAGAAGCGTGGTACTTGTATTACGCCGATATGCTTATGAAACTATTTGAAGTCAATTTGGTAGGGCATGATTTCCGTGAAGCAAAATCGTGCTTAATGAGATCGTGCGAATATCGTATTAAAGCATCTGCTAATGCTATTGATCCGGAGCGGATCAAATTCAAACATCAAATTGTTTCTCCCGATGTAGAATTGGAACGTATGGGCGTGAAACCTAGCGGGGTACTCGACGCTTACCGGAAAGCCATGCGTATCATCTCTGATCAGGACACAACCGACAAGGAAAAGCAACGCCAAGTAGGTGAAGTTATCTCGGAACTGGATATTAAAGATGTGGATCATGAAGACATCAAAGACTGACGAGTTATTTCAGAAAACTTACCTTTCGGCACTTCAAACGAAAATAAAACTGGCTGATCCGCAGACATTGATTTGCGAACTGGGACGTGGTTCCGGTAAGACTACTCATATCATGGCTTCCCGATTGGATCGTATTCAGAACTCCATGCCAACTTCTTTGCTCACATTGGGTGCTGCTACCTATCGGGATATTTTCAGTAATATTCTTCCCGGATTGTTAGAGTATTTTAGTGAGAACTACGAACGAGGTATGTATTACGAGAGAGGGAAAGAACCGCCCCGACATTTCAAACCCTGTGTAACCCCGATATTTGATTGGAAACACACTATTTCATTTTGCAATGGCACAGTAGTGAAATTTGTTTCTGCCGATCGTCCAGAGTCTGTTTTGGGTATCAGCACCGCTCATGGTATTTTCGACGAATTACTCAAGATAAAGAAAGATTTTATGCAAGAACGGTTTATGCCCACACTTCGTGCAGATCGGTCTAAGTTCGGACATTCTCCCTATTTTATGGGCTGGTCAGGCTTTACATCAACACCTAACTTTGAAACTGACGAAGATTGGTTTCTGGATATGGAAAAGGAGATGAATCAGGAATTAATCAATCTAATCATAGAAATAGCTTATGAAGTAGATTTTCGGCTATATGAATTGGAGATTGCTCGCCAATCGTTGAATTTTGAAAAAATTAAAAAATTAGAGCGGTTTATTGAGCGTTGGAATCAACGGTTGGACGAATTGCGCCGAAATCAGGTGTTGTATGTCCGCGCATCGTCGTTTTCCAATCTTAAGATATTGGGTATTGATTATATTCTGAATCAAGTAAAATCTATTCGAGATAAGGATATGCTTTATACTTCAATTTTCGGCATCCGAAAGCTGAAAGTGAAAGATATGTTTTTCGGAAAATTCGGAAAGCAACATCTATTTGATGATGGTTATGACTATCGGTATATTGACTTAATTTCCGCCGGAGACAAGGTAGAAGAATCGTGTAAACATCTCCGGTATTACGATAAGAAATTGCCATTGTATGCTGGCTATGATGCCGGTCCATTTTCCTCAATGGTATTTGCGCAACGCAACCGTTCTCAGAAAGAATTCCGGTTAATAAAAGATATGTGGGTATGGAATCCGGAGCAACAGCCGGAATTGGCAAAGAAGATAGATGACTTCTTTCAAGGTGGGCGAAAAGAAATTTTTATTCATTATGACCGCGCGGCCAACCAAAAGGACCCGCAATGGAAAAAGTTTTATAGCAACTACAAACCGCTGGGCGTAAATGATACAGATGCCAAACTATTAAAAGAGGAACTTGTAAAATTAGGATGGACAGTGCATTTGCTTTCTCCGAAGCAAGAAACAATATATTATTCACAACATTATCGCTTGTTAAATCTTCTTTTTGGCAAACATGATGGCAGACAAGATAAAATTCTGATTGATAAAAACGAATGCGAAGCCCTTGTATCTTCTATCAATCATAGTCCATTGAAACGGCATGAAGGACGAATTATTTTAGATAAAAGCAGCGAACGGCTGTCATTTGACCAACAGGCATATAATTCTACGCAGTTGTCTTCGGCTTTGATGTATTTGCTTTGGGGAGAATATAACAAGTTGCTTCCGGATAGCGATAGAGATATGAATACACCACAGGGGGCAGGAACTTATACTTCTCAATGAGTTGACAAATGCTCTTAAGTTATTGTATTTGAGCAAATTATTATCGCAAATGATTTGCACGTTCCGAAAACAAGTAGCACCTTTACAGTATAATAAACAACTGATAATAAAGGAAATATGGAAACGCAAATTCAAAACATTTTATCGCAAACAACAACAAAAACAAGAAAAATTCAACAACTGATCCTTTTGGGATTAACCCGAAAAAGAATCGCCGAACTTGTCACAAACGGAAATTACGGATTTGTTCAAAACGTGTATGCCAAAATGAGATTAGAAGGCAGATTGAATGCTATAACCAACGTGATAAGCACAAATATATTTAACCGTAAATTCGGCGTTGAATTTGAAGCATATAACGTATCAAAGACAATTCTTAAAAATGCTTTGAATTCTGCTAATATAAGATGTGAAATAGAAGGATATAACCATAACACAAGTAGACATTGGAAAATTGTAAATGACTCTTCTTTGAATGGAAACAACGCTTTTGAACTTGTATCTCCCATATTAATAGGAGAAACCGGAATAAATGAATTAAAAACAGTATGCAGGGTATTAAACGAATGTGGAGCGAAAGTGAATAAAAGCTGCGGAACCCACGTACATTTTGATGCTGCAGATTTTAATATTGATATTTGGAAAAAAATATATATAAATTACTTCCGACTAGAAAACACAATTGACGGATTTATGCCAAGAAGCAGAAGAGAGAATACATATTGTAAAGGTTTGAGAAATATAACTAACTTTGAATCAAAAATCAATGGAGCTTCAAGCTTAAACGGAATAGCTTCAATATTTGGCTCAAGCAGATATTTCAAAATAAATCCGGTAAGCTATTCAAGACACAACACCTGCGAATTTAGACAACACAGTGGTACCGTTGAATTTGAAAAAATCGGAAATTGGATAAAATTCTTAAACAACTTAGTAGAATATTCGAAAGTAAATCTGATAACGGACAAAACGCTGAATGGACTACAAAATTTCAACAATAATGAATTAGTGAATTATTTGAAAACAAGAACATTAAAATTAGCATAACAAATGAAGCAATTTAAATTTTTATTAGAAGATGGCAGTTTTATAACTGCCATTGGTAACGATGAATTTATCTCTCAATTGAGAGAAAGCAGCAAATTCGATAGTCAATGCACCAATGAAGAATATATGAAATCTTTTGCGAAAAGATATAAAATTCAAACTGGTAATGATATTAGATTCGGATTATCCTCTGAATTTGTAGAGGATTTAATCAAATTCGATTTCATAAAAGAACTCCATATTGAAGATAAATCTTAAATTTCACATATCTTTATATCAGTAATTAGCCCACTCCGGTGGGCTTTTTTTATTAAAAACCAAAAAGAGTATAAAAATACTTACTCTTTTGCTTGCATAATAGTAAATAATTATATACCTTTGAAATGTCAAACAAATAATTAAGATATGAAGTATGGTGAATTAGTTAGAATCGCAAAGCAGTACGGATGGACATTAACCGAACAAAACGGAACAAGCCACCGGGTTTATGAAAAAAATGGGAAAACAGTAATCATACCATTTCATGGGTCTAAAGAGGTTCCGACAGGAACATGCAGTAAAATTCTTAAAATTATCAAAGGGGCTGAATAAGCCCCACTAAAAACAAAATATATGAAAGCAATTAAAGTAATACTAGAAGCAGGTAAAGACGGTTATGGAGTTTCATTTCCTGAAATAGAAAATATATTTGGATTTGGAGAAACATTGGAAGACGCTAAAAAAGATGCACAAAGTGTATTAAATTTCTATATTGAAATACTGAATAAAAATGGAAAAAACTATCCTGAAATTTTGCAAGGAGAATATAAATTAGATTTTGAACTTGATACAGAGGCATTATTAAAACATGTAGAAGGTATCGTTACAAAAACAGCTTTAGCAAAAGCATCAGGAATTAATCCAGCACAATTAACCCATTACAGCTCCGGATTAAAAAAACCGCGCAAGCAGCAAAGAGATAAAATAATAAACGGCCTACATAAATTAGGTCAAGAATTGATGTCTGTATCCTAACTTATTTGTTTGACAGTAAATAATTAATTTATGGACGGCCTGCTTTAAGAGCAGGCTTTTTTTGTCCTTTATAAGCTCGATTCTTCGGGCTTTTTTTGTACCATGGAAAATCAAAAGACAATATCAGGTACAGAAGCAATCCGTAGAGCGCGAAATCTCAAGTTCGTTCCTGATGCTTATTTTACCCTAATCCATTTAACTTGCAATTTCAAAACCAACGAATGCGGACAGCTCGTTAAGGCGGAACGTTGCCGTGTTCGTCCGGCACTTCGCGAAGACACCTTTCAAATGGATGGCGACCTGTATTTCACTTACGAAGATTTGGAAACCTCACAGCCTAAGATGTGCTTTAAAAAGCTGATGCGTTTTATTGCTTTTCCTCCGAATTATGAACTATTAAAAATTGACTGGTTCGATGGAACAAATTGAAATAAAGGGCGGTCGCGGTTACGCTTCGATACCTAAAGGCGGTGTATTGACTTTTGAAATTCAGGGATTTTCAGAACGTGAAGAAATCCAACACAAGGAATTTCAAACACTCTATTCCCGGTACCTTACCGATAATATGACTATGCGAGTGGGTGACTTTGAAGTTCCCATTTGGGGCGAAAGGCACAATCTTTATCCTCAAGAAGTGTTTTCGGTTACTTCTGAAAACAAGCTGCTTCCGGAAGTGATAAAAAAACAAGTGAAGTTTTTGTTCGGCAAAGGTCCAAGATTATACAAAGAAGTAATCCAGGGTGAAGGCGAAAAACAACGCCGAGTTCGCATACCAGTAGAAATTCCCGAAATTCAAGATTGGATGGATAGCTGGGAAGAACAGGGATATGACCATGTTTGGGATTACCTGAAAAACCGGATTGTCGATTTTTACTATGTAAACACCTGTTGTTCCAAATGGCACTATAATACTGCTCGTCGCACAGAAAGAAATATCAAAGGAGCATTGAAAGTCCGCGCATTGAGTTATGTCGGTGTTGATGAAGCGCGTTTGGCTATTAGAAATCGGAATCTTTCCAAAAGAATCAAGAACTCCGAATGTAAGTATGTAATCATTGCGGATTGGATGAATCCGAATAAGTATGATTATGAGGTATATCATCGTTTCAATCCAGCGGAACCGTTCAAATATCCTACGGCTGTATCTTTCGATTGCGACAAAACATTTACAAAGTGGATTTATGCCTATAATGATTGGTTTCGCGGTTTGCTGGAGTGGATTAAGGCATCGAATCTTTCTCCAAAGTATCTCAACTCATACCTGAAGAATGCGCTTAATGCCCATGTACATGTGATTATTCCTGGCACTTGGTACACGGCGCAAAAAGACATTCTGCAAAATATTTGTGTCGAAAATATGATTGGAGAAGCTCCGGTGCAATTGGAATACAAAGGTGTAAAATTGGTCGATACAACAGGAAAACCGATTGCATTCTACGAAACCATGATGCAAGAATTGATTACCAACGAACTTCGCCAAATTACAGCATTGATGGCAGGCGAAGGAAAGAATCAGGGTAAACTATGGGCTTCCACCAAGTGGGGCGATGATGGTTGGGAATTCAAAGAGTTTCCGGGAAAATTTCAAGAGTTTTTCAAAACAGTACTCGACTACGACAAACGTGCCGACCAAGTCACATTAGCGGGAAAAGGCGTTCCTCCGTCTATTTCCGGAGTGGATAAAGACGGTTCTATCAGTAATTCCGGTTCGGAAGTATATTACAACTACTTGATATATATCGCCTCGCTTGTTTGGGATGAATATTTTGTAATGAAAGATTTAAATCGGGCAATGCATTTGAATTGGCCTTATGCGAAGAAAGAAAATATCAAAGTCGGTTTTTGGATTGATATTCCGGCAAAGCTGCAAGATACAGCTCCGAAAGACCGTCCACCACAAACCGCCACTGCAGATAATAAGTCGAACCTTGAAAAAACACAAGAGCAATGATAAAAATCCCTTTCCGCTCAGAAGATTTCGCCAAAGAGATGAAACCGAAGATATCCGGCAATAACCTGTCTTTGGATTACGATAATATCGAAAGTAGCCTATATAAAATAGCTGCTGAATTACCACAAGCATTGTCGCAAAAATTATATGACCGTTTAATAGATAAGTATCTCGAAACAGATACTCCGGAATTGGATGCAACAGCAATAGACTATCTGCAACGTGCCATGTTGCATTTCACTATTTACGAACATCTTATTCTCCTGACTGTTCGAGTCAGCAATGATGGAGTTACTGTCAAAAAGAACGATAATGAAACCACGGCATACAAATATCAAACAGATGAACTAAATAACAAGATGATATCGACCGCCTGGTTTTGGATGAATCAGTTATTTGCCTACTTAAATGCTCACTTAGATGATTTCCCGGAGTGGGCGGATAGTGAACAAAAGAAAGCTCAAGATGCGTTGCCAATAGATTTATCCGACTTCAATAAATGGGTGGGCGTAGCTGCTACCGGTGGCGAATATTTTATGTTATCTGCTGCTTGGATTATTCGGGAAGTTTGGTTGGATTGTGTTCGTTCCCGAATGGAGGAACTGACAAAAACAGATGCTATCGCCCGCGCCGTTTGCTATGAAGTAATGGGACGCGCTTGCCAACGCTTGGCTTATTCATGTCTGCCGGAACCAATCCGAAAAGATATTGATAACGAGATGGGAAAAAACCACAGGGCACAAGCAGACAAAGATATTCGGGAACGAGTAGCCGATAAGTTTATTATCAAGGCGCAAACCTATTGGAAAGCCGTTGACATGGAAATCAAGCAAGCAGCTATTGCCGAACAAAAAAAGACAGCAAGAGACCAGCCAATAATTGGCAAATCCAATATCCGTCAATCTGATAAGTTCTTTTTTTCATGAAAACAATACAGCTCAATAAAGGAACGCTCGAACTTCCGGAAGCATGGGAAGAACTAACCAAGGAACAAAAAATATTTACTGTTGATGTTTTGCGCCGGCTGTTTTCCCACGAGATTGCTCCCGACATGGCTCGTATCAAAATGCTGGTACATTTTACCGGATATAAACATTCAAAAAAGATTAAGGACACCGAAACAAGAGAGATAATCAACTTCAATCTGATTCGTCTGGCAGAGCAATTAAATTTTGCTTTCAAAGTAGAAGAAAATGTAATTATCCCAAACTTTTCTTTTAAATGCAATCCCCTGCCCTCTCTAACAATTGATAATGTTGAATATTCCGGTAAAATATTCAATTTAGATATCACAGCGAAAACCAATATTACAGCAAAAGAGTTTGTCGATGCTTTTGATTTACTGGTCGCATTCAGAACGTTCGAAAATGAAGCCTCAAAAGAAGAATGCTTGAATCAGTTATGCGCGATATTCTATCCATCGGAGCCAACACATACACTGAATTTAGTTGGAAAACAGATTGAAAATATGCGCAAAGTCAGCATACTGGAAAAAACATTGATTTTCTTTTGGTTTACCGGAATTGTCAAACTTTATACGGAACATCCGGTTTACAGCGTGTTGTTTTCGGGAAAGAAAGAAGAACCGGATGAAGATAAAATCCGTATCGGAGCCAACGAAACAGCTTTGTATATTCATAAAGAAGGTTATGGAAATCCGGAAACGATGAATTTGAACGATTATTTCGATGCCCAGGTAAAGGCGTTGAAAGATACAATCAATCACGCTATCGCACAAGGAGCCAAAGAAACTGAAATCTCACAAAAAACAGGAATTCCAATCAATATAATACATAAATTATCATGAATGAAACTGATTTTATTATTAGCCTGTACAAATATTTCTCCCGATTTGTTCCTAAAGAAGTATTGAAAAAAATGCTTATTCAGCCGGAAAAATCAAGGCGCACAGGCTATTCGGAAATCGAATCCGAATTGTTGGCATTACCCGATACGGATATAATTCCCGAATTTGAAACTTTTGTTGTGTCTATCAATGAAAACTTTATCTCTGAACGAGTTCGTAACAATAAAGATTTTCTCCTTTTTGTGGAGTATGGAAAAATTTCAGCGGAATATGGAACAGTTAAAGGAATCCAAGAATCCCTTGCAGTAACTGTTGCTCATAACTTTTCAGATAACAACAATGATAATCTGAATGAAACTATCCTAATGAATCAATGTCTCAATCTTTTAAATAAGATTATCCGAACAATGTACGACCAGCAGGAAGAACTCGACTTTTGTCCTGACCGGAATTTAATCACTTTCCCGATAGACATACAGGTAGTGGACCCGGTAAGTTTTTACGGCAATGGAGGATGGTGCGCCATGTTTAACAACGCAAATACAATATTATGACACTGAGGGAACGACAAGACCTATTGATTGAAAATTTATCTTTTTTCGACACATGGCCGGAAAGATTCAATTATTTCATATCCGAAAGTGAATTTCAGTTGCAAGAATGCCCGGCAAATATTCTTGCATACAAGATGGAAGGATGTCAAAGTAGAACTTATTTCAAGACGGAAGTAGTGGAAAAACATATCCGTATCGGCACATGGAGTAACAGTTCTGTTATGGCCGGAATCTTGGTTACAATTCAAAAAATATTCAACTGCACTCCAGTAGAAGAATTGGCACATTCAGCAATTGACTTTCACGAAAAAACAGATTTAATAAATAATCTTACACCTATGCGAAAAGCCGTTTTGTTGGAAATAATTAAACAATTAACTGTCCTTTCTTCACGGAAATAAACAACCGAAATTTGAATAAAAAAACAAATGTATAAGCAGATGCTATTGGACATATTACAACATATTAAATACTTATTAAGTACCGGATATGGTTATTTCTTAAGTATACTTACCTTGTTCTGGAACTTTATTCATCCGGAAATTTATTCTTTTTCCATTGTTGGTTTTGCAATCCTTATGGACTTGGTTTGGGGAATGATTGTCGCAAAAAAGAAAAAGAAATTTATTCTTTCAGAAGCTATTCGAGAAACATTTAAGAAAGTTAGTATTTATGGTAGTGCCTTGTTTATCATCTATATGATTGAAATAACCATTCACGAAGAATGGCTTATAGGCACAAAGCTAGCATGTGCGATAGCTGCCGGATGTGAATTGTGGAGTATTTCTGCTTCAATGTTGATTGTCAAACCGGATATGCCATTTATACGTCTCTTCCGATTACAATTAAAAGGGGAAATAGAGAAAAAGGTAGGCCAAGATATTAGTAATATATTAACCGATAAAGAAGAACTTAAATGATTACTGAAGAACTTTTAAAACAATTATTGCCTAATTCAACGAAAGAGAACCGGGAAAAATATCTCCCTCATTTCAATATTTATTTGAAAGAGTATGATATCGTTACTAAAAAACAAGTAGCTGCTTTTTTTGCCCAAATAGGACACGAAAGTGGAAATTTGAGATATTCGGAAGAAATTGCTTCCGGTTCTGCCTACGAAGGAAGAAAAGATTTAGGAAATACCCAACCGGGAGATGGGAAACGATTCAAAGGAAGAGGACTTATTCAAATTACAGGAAGATACAACTACGAGAAAGCATCTAAGGCTCTGGGATTCGACTTAATTTCAAATCCCGAATTATTATCACAACCGGAATTGGCGGTAAAATCAGCGTGTTGGTGGTGGAATAATGCCGGATTAAATAAACTTGCATTATGAAACGAATTTTATTATTGGTAACAATCATTCTGTTATTTTCTTGCAATAGGGAATATCGAGTCGCTAGAATAACATATTTAGATGATACTACTAAAAAAGTTGAAATCCAATGGAATGACTCAACTCTTAATGACACAACATTCATAATTGAAAATGCTCCACATGACTCAATTATTTTAGTGCAATTGAAAATAATCGAAGATAGTTTAAGAATTATTTATATTGTTGACAGTATTGCTGAGTTCAAACAAGACAGCACTAATTTTCGAAAGATTACGAGAAAAATAAATGGCGGTTACAATGGCTGGGAAGATCGCTATAAAAAATGGTTAAATAACAGAGAAATATTAAAAGAGTATGGAGACACAATCTTTTATTAAATATATTATTGCTGGTTTTATCGGCATAACAATAGGCTTTTTTATTGGCCGAACAACGATTAATCAAGAGACTGAAATTGAATATATCCAACTTCCTGTCATTACAGGAGGAATCGACAAAGAGGGATTGAAACCAGTCAGAGAAATCACTCCGGACAATCCGGAACTCCCAATGAAAAGAGACACTATATATTTAGATAGCTTGATTTATGTAACTCAGGTAGTAGACACTGCTGCAATTATCGCGGATTATGTACAAGAGAGAGAATATCAGCTAACATTGTTTGACAGTCAAGAAACCGGAAAATTAAGTGTTTCTCCGACAATTCAATATAATAAATTAATTGGCTTAGATTATTCCTTTACGCCAATCATTCAGCAGAAAACTATTCATAAGCAAAAAGTTTGGATGCCTTTTATTTCTGGCTCTTATGCAACTTTCGGCTATGTAGGTGTCGGAGGTGGTATATATTATCACGATATTGGTGTCGAATATCAATATCTGAAGGGAATTGACAATTCAGGACATTTATTCGGGGTTAAATATAAGTTTTAGGTTATTCTTAATTTTATTTTGAGATTGCGCCCTGTCTGCGAAGATTGGGCGTTTTGTTATTGAATATGTATTGTTATTGGTTTTCCGCAATGTGGACAACTTTGAATAGGATTGTCTGTTTTTTTTTCAAATAACTCAGAAACTTCCACTTCTAAAGCTATCGCTATTTTTTGAAGCGTCTCAATTGTAGGGTTTCCGTTCATTTGGCTGTGTAATGTTATGCGCGATATCCCTAATTTATCAGCTAAATCACTAATAGATATTCCCTTTTGTTTTGCGATCTCTTTAATTTTAAGCATAGTTTTTTTATTTGAAGCAAAGATATTACTTTTTTATCGATTTGTAAGTATATATTATTACGAATAAATGTTAAAGCCTTATTGAAATATTACATTTTCCTTGCGTATGTAAAATTAAAACATTACATTTGCATATCGAAAGTAAAATTAATATTTAACAAATAGAAAAATGAAAACTTATTTAATTTCTTCTCCTGCTTATAAAGCAAACGGACTTAACGGAACTAACCTGTCAATCGCAATTTGCGAAGATAATGGCGATTTTTTGAAAATAATTGGAGACCACGCCAAAGGGATAATCAGCAATCAATTCTTTTATGAAAGGTACAAAAGCATCCACGAAATTAGTGGTTTGTCTTTTTCGGATTCTGATAGATTTATTTCCACTAAAGAAGCGGATATTGATTTAAGTAAATTGGATGAGTGGGAAAGTGAATATACAACGCAATATAAGTTAGATAGCAATTGGTGGGAACTTAGAGGTGTTACATTTGGAGATTTGTACAGCTTCCTTTATAAAAAGGGAGGAGCTGAAAATAAAGAAAATATGGCAATTTATGATAAATGGCTTTCTGAAAATAAAAAACCTGTGCTTTCTGTCAAATATTATGATTTTTTGAAATCAATAAAAGAATAACAATATGTGGCATAGTATCTTTTTTAACTCACAATCAATACAGCGCGAATCAGAACGCTCTGTATTGATTAAAATGCCCAATAGAAGTTCGTATAACGGATATGCGTTTTGGCATTCAAAGAAATTAGTTCGAGAACAAGGAGGAAAAGGTTATCATCTTACATTTCGCTTTCCTAATGATTACATTTTTCATGTGAAACTATATGGATGTGGAAGATATAATTCAAGAGATGTGATCAATGAAGTAGAACTGACCGCACGTGAAATGATGATTGAATTTGGTGTGGTAAACGAATCCGTGAATGAATCGGTAGTTCTGGAAACCGAAAAAATAATTGCCAAAGAAACAGTAATTGTTGAAGTAATACATCACACGCCGGAAAGAATAGAACCTTTAAAAAATAACACTGTAAACAGTTTAAAGAAATGAAACTTACAATAGAATTAGCAAGACAATTAAAGACAGGTGATTATGTAGAATATATTTATTTAGCCACTCGGTTAAATCCAAAGGATGTTATACATAAATTTACATTTCTCGAACTAGCAACGTCGGATGAGAATGAAAAAAATAGGCTAAACAACAAAGTTGTGAATGTTCCTGCAATAAAACTAAGATGGTTAAATGAATGGGAAGATTCCTTTGGCTATACCGAAGTTGGTTCTATAAATATTCCTTCTGAAGTTGGAGGAAACTCCTTTAAAGTTTGGAGGAATGGATGGTGTGATGTAGAAATTATAAGAATAAATGAAAAGACTTTCGAACGTGAATAACCTTCTTCCCAATCAATCCGCAGCAAAGCAACGCCTTCTGCCTTATAAGGTAGGAGCGTTGTTTATGAAAATGGGCACAGGCAAAACTCGTGTAGCCGTAGAGTTGGCAAATTCGATTCCTGATGTCGATTTGCTTGTATGGATTGCACCACTACAGACGATTAATCCGAAGTCTGAATCGGTAAAATCAATAAAAGAAGAAATTGCCAAGTGGGGTGGCTTCAACGCCAAAGAAGTAATTTATATAGGCGTGGAAACGATTAGTAGCTCCAATCGACAATACCTGCAGCTTTATAGTCGCATCCGGGTCGCACTAAAAACGCTCATAATTGTAGACGAAAGTATCAAAATAAAAAATATTGAAGCAAAACGCACGCAACGCATTTTGGAACTCGGAAAAATGGCTGAATACAGATTCATTCTCAATGGCACGCCCTTAACTCGTGATTTGCTTGATTTGTATCCGCAAATGAATTTCCTTTCTCCGAAAATTCTTGATATGAGTTTGGCGCAATTTAAAAATACTTTCTGCGAATACACAAGTATTACCAAGCGAATAGGACGCAGAAGCCATACTCGTGAATTTATTACAGGCTATGAAAATATTGATTACCTCTATTCACTTATTGGACATTATATATTTGAATGCGATTTGGAATTAAATATAAAACAACTCTATGAAGAAAAGCACTACAATATTAATGAAGAAGAAAGAGAAGAATATCAACGACTCAAAACAAAGTATCTTGATGATGAAATGCTGATGTGGAAAAACAATAACATTTTCTTAGAAATGACTATGAAAATGCAACATGGATATTGCTGTTCAGAAGGCAAATTTGATGCAGTTTCAGAATGGTTTCAAAATTACGATGAAGTAAAAAGTATCATTTTCTGCAAATTCACTTCAAGCGCGGATGAATGTCGGCGGAGATTTCCCAAAGCACTGGTATTAAATTACAAAACAGGTAGCTATGGGCATAATCTCCAAAATCGACCTTATACAATATATTTCGATAAAACATTTGATTATGGAGATATTGAACAATCTTCGTATCGCAATTACCGTACAGGTCAAGAATCGGATTGTCGTTACTTATCGCTTACCGGTAACGTAGGACTTGAAAGTTTGATAAAAGGTAATAATGTAAAAAAAATATCAATGATAAAATATTTCAAGGGAAAAACGAAAGAAGATTTGAAAGATGTTTTGTAATTTTGCAAAATAAAGGCGTATATTTGCAAAATAAGAGTGTATATTTGCAAAACACAAAAGCGAAAGATGCAGAAAATTTACATATTAAAAGAAAAGGAAGCTCAGAAACATAAATTCTACACCACTATAAGTGCATTGTGCGAAGCGCACACACGTGAAGATATTGGAGTGTCGCAATCAACCTTGCAGAAATTTAATTTCGACAAGGCAAATTATGAAAATGACACACACTCCGTTGAACGTGTATTATTAAAAAAACGCTCCGATGTATTAAAGGAGAAGGAACAGCAGAACCAAGCAAATGCAGCACAATTTATTTGGATTTCTAATATCGAGGAATATCCTAAATATTGCGCAAGAATATTCGGAGTGAGAGATGTTGCAAAAGAGCTTGGAGGTGCAATATTTTATGATAACTGTGACGAATGGCTTGTTGCTGTTCAACAGGATGAAGTGCTTGGTTTTTCCGGTTATGACAAGTCGGGCGAAACATTTACATTCAAACGAGCATACGTGTTTAAGCCATATCGCAGATTCGGAATATACCGTGAAATGTTCAATCAGCGCTATAGCCGGGCAAAAGAACTTGGCTGCAAAATCTTGCAGGCGAAGACTACAATAATGAGTCGTCAAATGTTTATTGACAATGGATTTCAGACTCAAACAAATCTTCCTAAGAAATTTGTTGTTTATCGGAAAATGATATGAGAAAAGCCATTTATCTAAGTGATTTGAATATAGATATCGATAAATATCTTCCCGATATGCAAGGCTCAACCCTTATTGTGTGTCATGACTTCTATCAAATTAGCACAAAATATACCGTTGTGATGTGGAGTCGATTTAAAGCGGAATATTTTAATTATGAAGCTGATAACATTGTAGTTGTTGGAATGAACAGAATACGAACGGCAGACGTTCGCTGCAATTTAGTATTCTCCTATATATACCGGATGAACACCTACAATATCAAGATTGTAATTGATGATAAGCCTTTCAATGGAGAACCTTGGAGAATTTGGTATCATCACGGTTTCTTATATGGTAAGTTCCTTGATGTGGATTACAGTTATCCGCTAGAAACTGAATGGAAGAAATGGTTTTATTATGAAAAAAACGACTGTAAATTACAATCGGACAATTTGAAACTGTATATACGCGACACATATACTGAATTAAACCGATTAACAACAAGTTTCGTGTTTTATGAGCCGTCCGATTTGGATATAGAATATTATGAGGAAGTTAAAAAAACAGTTTTTGAGAAATACGACACGCCTAAAATGCTTGTGAATAATTTACTTAAACTTTGCAATAAACATTTCTCAACGGATTTAGGATATGAATCTTATTTAACAAACAAAGAGTTTGCATTGCCTGATTTTGGCGTTTTTCGGTTTATGGTAGAAGAAAATAAACGTAGAATGAATATTTATAACTTATTTACAAAATGAAAAAGAAGAAAATAACAATCATTATATCCTACGACTGGGACAGTGCAAATACTGTTTGCAATGAGAAAATTGCAGAAAGAATAAAACGCAGCCTTTTAAAAGGTGGCGACCCTGTACACGAAAAGATTGTTTCTGTTGTAGTAGAAGATAATAATTAGTAAAAAATGAGTTACGGAAAGTCATACGAAAAATACCCGATTAATGAGGGAGAGATTTGGAACTGTAATGAATCATCAATTGCCGTTTGTGATTTGACAAAATCGTTGCCCGAATTCATGCTTCATGCCGATATGCTTTATTGCGATCCGCCTTGGTCGCTTGGTAATGTAAATATGTTCAACTCCAAGGCTGGGCGTGAATATATGAATAGTTTCAACGAGTTTTACGACAGTCTCTTTGAAAATATAAAAAAGATAGCCCCAGAAGTCTGCTATTTAGAGATAGGAGAAAAGAACCGGGAACTTTATATTCAAAAACTATCTGAATTATACCCGGTTGTTCAAGATTGGCAAATTACATATTATAAGAAAAATAAATGTTATTTGCTTCGTGCAGCGCAATCGCCAACTGATTTTGATTTTAGCAATTATGATGATGAGGAAACTCCGGCTTTGGCAGTTAAAAATGAAAGCCCGAGAGTTGTTGGCGATCTCTGCACCGGAAGAGGACTGACCGGAATTGCTGCATTAACAAATAATTGTTCTTTTGTTGGAACGGAATTAAACAAAAGAAAATTAGCCGTATTTATTGAACGTGCAAAAAGAAAAGGATATGAGTTTGCAAAGGAAATATAATAGAGAAGTCAATACGCTTGATGCTGCTCGCGAACGGATTTCGTTTATCTTCGATGAATTTGAAACGATAAATGTTTCTATCTCGTCCGGGAAAGATAGCACAGTATTGTATTGGTTGTGTGTTCAAGAAGCGATAAAACGTAACAGAAAAATCATTGCGTTTTTCCAAGACCAAGAAGCTGAATACCAAGCAAGCATTGACTTGATGCGAATAATGATGCAGCATCCAAATGTAATTCCTGCGTGGTATCAAGTCCCAATATATATGACCAATGCCACAAGCAGCTCCGATTATTTCTTGTATGCTTGGGGCGAAGGCGAAGAATGGGTAAGAGCTAAAGAGGACATCGCCGTACATTCCATTGCTGAAAAGTACCCGAAAAGATTTTATCAATTTTTCGACTGGTACGAAAAAAAGAATACCAACGCAGCATACCTTGTTGGATTGCGCGCAGAAGAAGGAATTACTCGTTACAGAGCGTTAACTAAACATACTGGATACAATGGACTAAGGTGGAGTACGTTGAATGGAGACATAAAAAAGTTCTATCCAATATACGACTGGACTATTTATGATGTCTGGAAATTTATTTATGACTATAATTTACCTTACAACAAGATTTATGACCTTATGTTTAAGGCGAATTATAGTATATATTCCGAAATGAGGGTGTCGAATCTGATACACGAAAAGTCGTATAAATGCCTTGTTGACTTGCCGAAATTTGAGCCGGAAACATACAATCAACTTTGCAAACGAATATCCGGAATCGCAACCGCCCATAGATATGCAAGCGAAAAGCTCATATTTAGCAATAAGCAATTACCAAAACATTATAAGTGTTGGGAGGAATTTCGCAATTTTCTCTTGGAAAATGTTTCAAATGAAGAGCATAGGCGAAAATTCATTTCCCGATTCGAAAAACAGGAAAGAAATGAGCGAACATTTCAAGCACAAGTCGGCCAGTTGTTGATAAACGACTATGAAAACAGTCGTTCTTTCGACACGAAAAAAAGCGAAAAAACAATTAAAATAAAAGAAAAATGGATGGGAATATTGTAAAAAGAATAAGTGAAGTTGTTTCTGTTAAAAGTAATAATGGTGTAATAGAGATGGTTATTCCATTTGTCGTAGACGTAAATCACTTATTTGCCAACGACTATAATCCAAACAGAATGCCCGATTTGGAAATGAGTTTACTTAAAGATTGCATATCTAATTACGGCTTTCTTTTTCCAATTGTCACAACATGGGACGACGAAAAAAATATGTACCGGATTGTGGATGGTTATCACAGATACGAAGATTTAAGACAAATGGGTGCAGAACAAGTGCTAATCGTCTGTCGAGAATGGAAATATTATCAATGTATGCAATTGACCGTTTTGATGAATAGAATAAAAGGAATGCACAAGGTTGAAAGCATGAGCGAGCTCGTTGTTAAACTAGAGGATCAAGGTATGGAGGATAGTGAAATTGCGCACAACCTCGGAATGGAAGCTGAAGAGTATCTTCGACTTAAACAGCAACTTGGCATTGCTCATGCTTTTAGAAATCACAACTATTCTAATTCATGGGAAATTAAATAGTTGATTCGCAAAGCAATCTTGTAGTTAAGGTTGTTAATAAATGGTTCGATCGCTCTGGGTTGTGAAATTCGGAGCGATTATTTTTTGTGTTTCCTCTTTATGTTCTCATTCCAAAAATCACTATCTTTACATCGCCCAAACAAACATTACATAAATCCTCACACAAGTGTAACCGGTAAAGTCCGGTTCCGGTATGTTTCCGGTGGGCGCACTTGTGTGAGGATTTGTTTTTCAAATTATGAAAAAGGTATTTTACATTCTATTTGCAATTGTTCTATTGCCAGTTTATATTTCTTGTTCGGATGATGAGAATAATTATAATGATGAGTATAAAAGTGTAAGCAAAGAAGAAATTGAACATTGGATAATTGGGAAATGGCTCCCTTCCCCTGTTGACAAATCTATAGTTTACTATGAATTTAAAACCTCGACTTCTCTTAGCGAAAAAATTAAAACTTCTTCAAAAATATATCAATGTGGTTATGAGCTTATAGAGATGACAATAAATGAAGAAAAAAAATTCTTACAGGAGAGAAAGCTAACTATGATTGACTTTTTTGATTTTTTGTTATCTGAAGGAATCGCATTGTCAATGGATGAAGACATGACAGAAGAAGATATGAGAAAAGAAACTATAAAATTCTATGACCAGAAAATAATTAATTTAAACAAACAAAAAGCAAATTCAATTTACATAAGAATAACTTCAACTGAAGGACGTGGGATGTATTATAAGGTATTGATGGTCACTCCTGATATATTGGAACTATATGAATTGGATACTAATCATTCTGTAAGATTTATGAGAGCTATATGAAATAATTTTATTTTTCTTGCATATCTCAAATATCTTTCGCATCTTTGCAAAAGCGAAATGTACAGTATTAAGTAGAGTGAATGAAAATTCGCCTATTGAAATTAGGCTTTTTTTATGCCTAAAATTAAATAATTATAAGACGGTTGTCTTTTCCTCCTTATTTTCGAGTTCACTCGTTAGTATTGTATGTTTCGCGACACGGGAAATGGCAGCCGTTCTTTTTTCTGCCTAAAATGCGAAACATACAATACAAATGAAAAAGAAAACAACCGTTGCTACATCGGCGACCAATCCATTTAAGGATTTCTTTAAAAAACTCCCTAAAAAAGCTATCGTATTAGGTATTAAATGTTACCGTAACGAAAAACAATCTAAATTGACTATTTGTTATCAAACGGCAGGTGGTCTAGTTACAACGAAAAAAATTAGTAGCTTTACGTAAATCAATAAATATTTAGAATGACATGAGTGAAGAAAAAGAAGATAAAAAACGCATATTAAGCGGTATGACAACGAAAGATGCTATTTTCCGGTGTGGAGAATTGCAACTATCATACGAAGATGTATGTTTACTGCTTGCAGAGAAAACAAATCCGGAGCAATTAATGAAAGATTTGCAAAATCCGGAAAGCGAATCATCGGGCTGGTATCAGCAAGGCGTTGCAGAAGGCAGATTGAAATTAGCTGCAGAACTGGAACATAATATTGGGGAGCCGAAAGCAAAAGACGCTTACAAAAATCTCTCAGGCGAACGCCGAAGACAAGCAATCAATGAAAAATTAGAAGATTTGTTTGGATTAGAACCAAATTAATTATATTTGTGATATGGGAACATTCTTGTTTTTTTTATCCCTTTATGTTTTTTCGCTTGCATCTACGGTTAAAGCAGCGAGAACAGGGAAAAGTCTGTTTTTCCCGAATTTCAGAAAAATAGATGAAGTCTATTTCCTTGGCAGAAAGAAAGTCTGGAACACATGGTCGGGTAAGTTAATCTACTACATTCAACTGCTGTTTCATTTATCATTTGCCACATTGCTGCTTCTTTTCCTGATACTTTTTATTATAAGTGGTATTACGATCCTCGCTAAATAGCGAGGATTTTTTTGTCCTTTACAAAACCGCTATCGCGCTGTAATTTCGTATAATAAATTTTTATACGATGATAACAGAGAGTATAATAAAGACAAAATTTATTGTAGATGGGTTAAAAAAAGGAGTGGATATATTTTGTTCCAGATCGTTAGGGCAGTTTAGAGAACACCTCAAATCTAAAACCGGGAATACCTATCAGTCTCTTTCTTCTCCCAATTATACCATTGTCGCTTCAGGAGACCGATTTCAAGTCGTTGGAAATATTACCAAGCAATTGCGCTTTCAGGATATGGGTGTTCGGAAAATCTACACAAAACCATTTCATGCTGCCTTTTATGGAGCGCGAAACCGCATGCAATATGGCTTGCACAATGACATTAAAGAAACTATCAGAAAACAATTAGAAACCGCTGTAAAACCTTAATCGTATGGCAAGAAAATTAACTGATGACCAAATTCGCTTTATCATAGATGTAGACGCAAAAGGTGTTCAGGCAGAATTGAAAAAAGTCATTTCTTCAACCTTTGACTTAGAAAAAGCAAATAAACAATTGAAGGAAGAGATTGCGGCAGCTGAAAAACAGATGAAAGAGGCTTTGAAAGAAATGAAGCAACTCGAAAAACAAGGATTAGAAACATCTAAAGCATACGAACAATATGAAGATACGCTCGAATCTGCTAGAGCTGATGTTGAAGATTACACTCGAAAATTAACCGAGAATAATAAAGCTATTGCCGAAAATGAAAAAAAGCACGCAGAAATAATCAAAACCATGGATATTGAAGATATGACTATGACACAATTAACAAAACGTGCGAGCGATCTTCAATGGCAATTGGATAATACATCACAATCCTTATCTCCCGAAGCTTACGCCCAGCTAAACGAAGAATTAGTTAACGTAAGAGATCGCATGACTCAAGTAGATCGGGCTACCCAAGCATTGAATCGATCTGCCGACATCCAAAATCTAACAATGGATGAATTGAAGTCCGTTGCAAAAGATTTGCAAGAACAGTTAGATAACACCTCACTGGCAACCAATCCGGAGCGGTATGCCGAATTACAGAGAGAGTTGAGACAGGTCAACAATCGAATGGAACAAGTGGGCAATACCAATAAGAGTATGCTGCAGCAATTTGCCGGAATGCACAACCCTGTTGGTAGTGCTGCGAAAGCAATATTAGGCTTTGGCCAGGCGTTGAAATTGCTTCTCCAAAACAAGGTTATCTTCATAATATCTCTTATTGTCGGGTTATTTGTTGCGCTTCGTGAATCTCTTTTCAAGAATGAAGAAGCGATGAATGCTATTAATCGCATTCTTGCTCCAATGAAGTTATTATTTGATGCAATTGTCAATGTATTGCAAAAATTAGTTATTGGTTTTCTGAATTTTACTGAAGCTGCGATATCCGGAATTTCAAAAATGCTCGAAAAGATTCCTCTTATTGGAAAAGCGATGGGCAAAGTAAATGAAAAAGCACAAGAAGCAATTAAACTCGAAAAAGACAAACAAGCTCTACAAGTTCGCCAACGTGAACAATTAGTTGTAAATGCCGAAAAGGAATTAGAAATAGCGAAGTTAAGAACCGAAGCCGCCAAGCGTGATCAACATTCAGCAACTGAACGAATGGAGATGCTCGACAAAGCAATTGAACTTGAAAAACAGATTGTTCAGGAAAAAGTAAACCAAGCAAAAGAAACTCTGCGATTGCTGGAGCTGGAAGCGAAAAGAAATGAATCTTCAACAGAATTACTTCAAAAAATAGCTGAAGCTCGCGCCAATGTATTTAATACCGAAAAAGAATATTACACCACTACTAAACGAATGGAAGGAGAGCGCGCATCGGCGTCCCTGCAAAACAGAAGAGAGGAAGCGGATGCGGCAAAAAAAGCGATGGAAAACCGTTTGAAAGAAATAGACAAAACTCTTGACTACGAAAAAAATCAGCTGAAAACGAGCCGGATGCAGGGCTTATTGACCGAAAAAGAATACAACGATGAAGTAGAGAAATTAAGTATTGAAGCCCTTCATAAGAAGATAAATATCAAAGGGCAGGAAAAACACAAGATTATTCAATATGAATCTGAAATATTAGATGCTCAAATAAAACAGCAGGAAGCAGCAGACGCTATACTTCTTGATATGTTGAAGCGCGAGCAGGAAAAACAACTCCAACTACTTGAGGTTTCAAAAAATGCTCAATTGGAAAAACTTCAAGAAGAAGAATCAGACCGGGCAATTTATGCACTGCGAGCTGCTGAAATTGAAGCATCGATAGCAGAAGCAAGATTAGATGTTATTCGACAATCCGGAGAAGCTATTCAGCAAGCAGAATTCAGCAACAATCAAAACCGCTTAGATGCTATTGAATCCAACAAAAAAGAGATTATTGCTGCAGAAACTAAAACAATCAAAGGCCGGGAGAATCTCCATAAACTATTTATGAAAACAACTGCCGATTTCGAAAGGCAGTATAATATAAGAACCTGGGAACAACGACGTGATGACGAATTAAATATTCTTCAAAAGCAATATGAGGCCGGTCTTCTTTCTTTGGAAACAAAAAAGATTGCCGAAACGGTTATTGAGAAAAAATATGAAGATGAGAAACTGAAAATCAGGGAGCAATACGGACTCGTTTCAATGAAAGAGCAGTACAATGCGGAAATGGAGGCATTAACTGAGCAATTGGCAAATGGAACAATTGAAATTGAAGATGCAGAAAAAGCAAGACTTCAAATAAAATTAAAGTACGCACAAGAGTACGCACAAAAAGCTGCCGAATTTGCATCAATGGCATCCGATGCCATATCTTCGATTCAATCTGCCGAAATTGTCAATACTGAAGCTAAATACGATGCGGAAATACAAGCTGCAGGAGACAATAAAGAAGAAGTTGAACGGCTGGAAAATGAAAAAGCAAAAAAGAAACTGGATATTGAAAAGAAATATGCAGATGTTCAGTTTGCCGTTACGGCTGCCGAAATTATATCCAATACGGCAATGGCTGTAATGAAAGCACTCGCTCAATTAGGACCAATTGCGGGTCCAATTGCTGCAGCCCTGATGGGTGTAACCGGCGTTGCGCAATTAGCCATTGCCAACACACAACGCCAAAAAGTAAGACAAATGACTCTTTCCGGAGCATCTTCTTCGCCTTCTGCACCCAAAACCGGAGAAATCCGACTCAAAGAAGGTTTTGCTGAAGGCGGTTCAAATACCGATCTTACGCAAGGCGGTTATACCGGAGATGGAGACAAATATGATGTTGCCGGCTATGTTCCCATTCATCATGGCGAATATGTAGTTGCAACGGATGAACTCCGATATCCGGACGTTGCAGAAAAAGTACGTGCTATTGAAAAAATTCGCAGAAAAAGAACAAATAAAAATCCGCTTCCTGAAGGTTTTGCCGAAGGAGGTGCGAATATAAATAGTCAGACATCCTCTTTTGCCGGAGCTCCTGATACAAAATCAGCGGAGCGGATTGCTGCCATTTTGGAACGATTGGAAAATGGAGATATTGTTGTTAAAACTAATTATGGTATCACGGAAATGGAAGCTATGCAACGAGAGAAAATAGAAGCGGAATCTAATTTCACAATTGAATCATGAGTATAAAAATAAAAAAACGCACAGGAGAAATATTTGATTTGCCTCCTGACTATATAATAGAAACAGAAAGAAATAACCCTCTGTTTTCTAAAAAAGGAAGTCAAACAGTACCTATTTCTTTTCAAAACACGAATACTAATCGTAGGCTATTGGAACATGCTTATCGATTAGACATATCGAAAAAAGTAAATAATGCAATTCCTGTTGTTATTGAATCCGGAGCTTCACAACAATCCGGGCTAATGGTTATTAATTCTGCATCCGATAAATTAATCTCGGCAAACATCGGCTTAGACGAAAGTGAAATGTATGTGAATATGGGAACGACTCTATTAAGAAACATGAATAGCTTTCCTCCTCCGTTTATTGCTGGAGGAAATTCACATGATGCCAGAGTTGACGCTATGCTTGCACATCTTACCAGCATAATGAAAGAGCAAGCAGATGCTGATTATTGTATTTTTCCTATCGTGCTGCAGCAAGATAGAAAAGAAGATGGCGAAAGTTCTAAAACCTACTTAGAATTTCTCAATGAAACACAATATTCAGACATAAATAATCCTCCCAATGGAGCAATGGGAGAATTATTAGCATGGAATACACGCATTTTAAACCGTTATTTTGATGGAGAAGCAGTATTGTTTGATGTGCCGAAAGGCTATGGCGTTTCTCCTTTTTTGAAAGTGTGGAGATTATTGGAATTAATATTTGAGCATTATAATCTATCTCTTGAAAATAATCCATTCAAAGAACATCCACAATTAAAACGAATGGTTGTATTGAATAATACAATGGATACAATTCTTTTGGGTTCTTTGAATTATAGAGATTTAATGCCGGATATTACAATCACTGGTTTTTTAGATTCTCTTTATAATAAATTTGGCTTGCAGTATTTTGCAAATTCAAATACAAGAAAAGTGTCTCTTGCTTTTTGGAAAGACATTCTTTCTTCATCCAATGCGGTAGATTACACGAAGTACAAAACAGAACCGCCCAGCATTAAATATTCTCAAGCTAAACAATTAAAGTTATTAGCAAGCAGAGAAATCGAAGGAACTGAAGTAAAATGGAATACCTTTGAAGAGTTTTTAAGCGCATACGAATATCAATTTACGGAGTTTTTTCCCGATGCTCCATTTAATCAGAATCTTAGTTCTGTTTACCTTGCAGCCCTTAGGAGATATGCCGTTTTAGATGCTTTGGGCGGGAAACCAGACCATATGTCTTCTGATTTTTTTGATTGGGATAAAAAAGCAGATTTGCCCTACGAAGAAATTAAAATGAATGATATGTGCGTTCCTATGGGAAGCCATGGTCTCTGGTATTTATTATACTATTTGGTTGGATACAAACACTTGTATTCTTCGATTGCAGTTGCCGGAGAAGCTGCTGATCCAAAACAAAGTACAGCAAAATTAGCATTTGCTTTTGCATGGGGGAAAACCAAGTGGAATAATGCGCCATATAATTTCAATTATTTTTTTGCTTCGCAAGATAATTGCAATGAATATGGCCGATTTATTAATGACCAAAACGGAAAAAAATATGATATCTCTTTGACTTGTCATCGTGAAGATGGATTATTTAATCGTTGGTGGAAAGAATATGATGCATTTTTAAGGCACTCGAATTACGAAGTAGACTCCAAATTGAAACTTCCAGAGCCAGAGATTGTCAACTTAAAAATGCATAAAACGGTTCTTATTGACAATCAGCCCTTTTTGACAGAGCAAATAAAATTCCAACAAAACAAATTAGATTCTATAAGTGATTGTAAATTTCGAACCTTACGCCTTTACCAGCCTTTCAATTTAGCTGAAGAACAGAAAATTTTAGCCTATCGTCCACAAAAATATTATTGGAGATGGGAAGTAGAGAGAGTTCCCGCTATCGAAGCTTGGTTGGATGAAAACGGAATATACTATTCCATTGAAGGAGATCGTACATCTCTAGATGAAGGAAGACGCTCACTTATATGGCTACCTCCAAGTGAAGAGGAATATCAAAATCAATCAACAAGAACATTTGAATACGACTATGTTGTTGTTTGGCAATGGATAGTTGAGCAGAGAACTCCTGTTCATGCCGTTGTGACTTTTTATCCAACTCTAATCGAGGATTGATTTGTCCTTTCTATTTACTCTCTCTGATTTTAATTTTGAAAAAAAACAAAAATGTTAGAACAAACAATCATATCTATTCCCTCCATTGCAGAAACCAATGTGTTATTTTCAAGCTGGAAGTTAATTCCGGGAAACGAAAATAGAACCATGGCTGATTTTTATCGTTTTCTTTCGGTGGAATCTATTGACCGTACAGTATTTATCGGCAACAACACAACAGAGAAATACACGATTCGAGGAAATATTGTTGTTCTAAAAGTTTTTCCGAAATAATGGCAGGAACTTTATCATATAGAAAGCAGCCCTTTCCGAATTACTTGGTAGGCAATCCGATTGTTTTTGAGTTAGAATCGACCGAAAACGATCTTATTTACTTTGATGTGGTAATACAGGGAGTTGTTATTTACTCCGGAACATTTATTCCAACTCAATCCGGAGCATTTTACGAAGCGAATATTTCAATTTCTGATATTGTTAAATCTTACATGCAGACCTCGAAGATTGAAAATACATCTCTCTTAGTAAGCCCTGTTTCAAATCCATATCTGCGAGTTGCTGTTTTGTTTAATCAAAATAATTCGGCTCTTAATTATTCGGGAAGAGTATTTAATGGCGGTATTGGAAAGAAAATGCTCCGGTATTTGAAAGAAAAAAACAGCGATATTTTCTCATATAAATTCTTAAACACAGACAAACAGTTTTTTCTTACAACCAGAACATCCGGTCGGCATATCGTTGTGAAAGAAAACGAACTTTCGCCGTTGTTTTTTGTCGCAACGGATAAAGCCTATTCAGTTGTAACCGAATTTGGCAATGTATTCACTTTTCCGGCAATGACTAATGGCGATTTGTACGCGTTTAACATGGAAACCTTAAGACAACTAAGCTACGATGCATACAATCGAATACCTTCTTATGTCGGATTTTTAATTGATGGAAAGTATGTTTTTGACATTACCATTAAAGAACCGGCTCGATCACCGAATAAATACATTATCCAATTTCTGAACTCTTTCTCTGCTTTTGAAAAATTGGAAGTAACCGGAAAATCTGTTTCCGAACCGGAATTCGCAGAAGATAATGCTTTTTCGCTATATGATTCAATTGTTGATGATTATATAGAACAAAATAATAGGCTTGCAATAAGAGAAACGATTACTGCAGATTTTGGATATAAAACACTGGAGGAATTCTTTTTCATGCGAGATATGCTTCAGAGCGACAAACGCATTCTCTTTGACCAGTCCGGGAATAGTTATGAAGCACGAATAAGTGTCGACAATTTTTCACATGATCTCGTTCCGACAGAACCGGGTTCCGTTCAGCTAAAAATAAGAATGATTGAAAGTGATGTTAACTACTCTCCCGAAATTGACGAATCTTTGCCGGATTTCAATTTTGGAGAAGCAATCTGGCTACATGGCGTTACAAATGGATACGGATTTTTATTCGCAGATTCAAAATTAAATACAATATAAATATGGCAACAATAGATGAATTAAAAAAAATATCTTCAAGTTCTGATGGTAAAATCCCTTCTTCCGGAAAGGAAGTGGAAGAGGCATTCAATGAGAATTTTGAGAAAGTGGCAGAAAATATTGATACTTTTAATACCCACGTCGCCGACAAATCCGTCCACATTCAATATCTTGGCAATATAACCAATTTTGACAGTGTAAGACGCGAAGGCTTCTTTTCCTATGGCGATTCAAGCGGTACTCTTACTTTTCCACGCTTATTAATCGTAAGCTTTCAGCCCAATGTAGGCATTCGTCAATATCGATTTACTGTAGAGGGTATAATTACGCGTACTTTACCGTGGCTATCTGAAAATTGGAGTCCTTGGGGTCCACTCACTGATGAAGTTGATTTAACCGACATAGAAAAGAAGCTAGAAGAAGTAGCATCTGACTTCATATCGCACGAAAATAATGCAGGTATTCACATTCAATACTTAGGCAACATAACCAATTTTGACAACATACGGAGAACCGGTTTGTTTTCCTATGGCGATTCAAGTGGCACTCTTACTTTTCCACGCCTTTTGATTTCCGATTTTCAGCTAAATATCGGCATTCGTCAATATCGCTTTACCGCTGAAGGTATCGTAACTCGCTTTTTACCGTGGTTAGCTGCTGAATGGACAGGGTGGAAGCCCATTGCAGCCGATTTAACAGAAGTAAATAAGCGCATTGATGATCTAGAAGACAAAGTAGACGATCTAGCTGGAAAAGTCAATACAGATATTACGGTTATCATCGGTGGAAAAGATATGCCGGCAGACACATCTAAAGACTCGCTTTCGTATCGAAACAAAGTGCTTTCTATCCTTGAAAATTACAATCATTTGCCTGATAATCCACAATTTGGTGACCGATTTTGTACTCTTTCTGTTGCGCCAATTATTTCAAAGGTCGGAGTCGTAACTATTTTATCTGAAGAAATAAGCAAGTTTATTTCTTTCTTTATCGCAACCGGTGATACATCTGAGTTAGATACAGAAACAATATACTATTTGCAAGACACGTTTTTTGTCAATTTGACCAATCATCGAAATTTAACCTTTGAAAATTGTCGTTTAATATATCGCTTTAATAAATGGGTATTAGCCGACCAAGATGATCAGTCTATTGCTTATGAACCGGATGAAATTCTTGATTTTGGTTTTCTGCATAGCTCAGATAGAAGCTCATGGATTCATGAACTATTGCCGGCTACTGGATATTCTATATTTGAATATGCCAAACTCGAAAATGGTCAAATCGGCTGGTTAGAACTAAAATTGGGTGCCGGAGATCAATTTCGAGTATTCGGCACGGAAGAAATGGAATACTTTATAACCAAGCAAGACACATTGCAGTCTATTAGCGCAGACACAACCAAATCATTTTCTATTAATGATTCGGGTTCATTTATTTATCACGAAACTGTCAAATTCTTTGATGTAACAATGGAGGGCATAACTGAAATTGTTTTTACGCTAGCGGGTCAAGATTACGATCATAATTCTATAATTGGAATTGAAATACCTGCATCGACATTACTAAACTACGATGTTATTTTTGAAAATGGCATGGATAGAGGAGCTGCTACATTACGATTTGAAACAATTAAATAAAACACGACATGAAAATAACAGAAGAAATAATATGGAATAACGAGTTAGATGTTTGGCATCAATCTCTGGAAGCACAAGAGTGGTACACAAAAAACGTTCATTCCAAATTATCGTTTTATGTTCCGAAAGAAATCAAGCAAGAAGTAGCTAATCGGTTAGGGTTAAAGGGCGAAATTCCAGATGAACAAGATGACAGCAAAATACGTGCATCATTTATAGACTCATACGCACGTCCCCAGAAGTGGCAATTCCAGTTAGATAATTTCAATATTGAGATTGAGATGATAAGAAAACACAGTAGCGATAATTGGGCACTGGAAAAAATAATCTGTAAAATTCAAAACAATGGCTAAATTATTCAAAACAGAAGGCAATTATGCGTATATACATGCGGAATTAGGTAGCGATTTATTTGGTGATGGAACAATAGATCGCCCTTTCGCTTCTCATGCAAAAGCGGATACATTAGGAAAAGCAAAAATATTGCGCGGAACACTCGTAGAAAACGGTGTCAGCCATACGACTGGAGATGAGAAATATCAGTTTATTGCTGGCGATGCTGTTTGGGGCAGATGTAATAATATAAGAGTATCCGGTGCTAGGAATGATAGTCCAATGACAGACTGCATTGTATTGGGTAGCGTTGGAGTAAATTCAAGGTGTACCCGCAGCATCATTAAAGGAGGGGTTAGTAGCAATTGGCTTACGAGTTGCGTATTAATGAATTCTCGTACTTCGCTCCGCGAGACTGTGGATTCAATTATAGTTAATAACATGGATTTCTACTACAATTATACAACTTTCATATATAATATTTTCCCCTCAACGTGTAATTTTTTTTATAATAATGTCGCATATTCTGCTGTGTGGGTGAACGACCCATTTGAAAATATCAGATTGTTGAAAAAAGCAATAGATCCAACATGGAGCGAATTTGGAGAAAATACGGATATTGACAATCGACTTGGAACTATCAATGTCAATGGACAGAAAATAGAAACCTGTCAAATTGTTTGGGAACAAAAAGACGGTGGAGTACTGCCTAATATTTTTACTGCTTATGAAGCAGACGGAGTAACACCTTCCGATTTTCATCTCAATCCGGACTTGAACAATGTTGCTTTACGTGCCAGCGAAACAGGTAATTTCGTTGGAGCTTTACCTCCAGCGCAAACAAAAACAATATCAAACACTTTCAAGAATGTCAATGCCAATGGAACGATAACGGCTACTAGTGGACTAATAATGTCTATCGATCCTGTAACAGGATTATTAACAAATAATCTTGACCCGGCTACATATAATGGTCAAGAGTGGAATCGCTTTATAGCTCCTGAGTCTGGAGACTTGGGATCACAAGCGACTTTCAAAGGCGTTAATAATATGAATTTCGCTACTGGACAAACATCTGGAGTTTATATCGGGAAAAAACAAACTTTATTTGGTCCTGAATTATTTCCAAAGTCTGGCACTTTCGCACTTGAAGCAAATAAGCAATACAAAGTTATTGATATTTCTCCCGATTCGACATTTCCAGCAGATACCGGAATTACGATTAAGAAAGAAGGCACAATGGATGTTCAGGTCGGAAGAAGCGGTGTGTTTTTTACTGTTTTGGATGTAACCGGCTACACTTTTCAAGCCAATAACTCACAGGTCAGCATCGTTGAAGTACTTGCAACTCCATTTGAAAGCGTTGAATGTACGGCTTATGTTAACGGAACCACACCAAGTAGCCTTCTTCCTCGTTTTTCGTGCCCGATGAATGAAGATGTTTTAATATTGTATCACAGACAAACTGATACTCCAGTTTTATTTAGCGAAATAGCGAACAACAAACACGCTTATTTTCAAAGCTTTGCGGTATCAAATGCAGATTCGGAATATTACGCACTAATTACCGATACGGTTAATTACATATCTAAGCCTATCAATTTGCGTTATTGCCAAATTGAGGTAAATATTCACTTTGATAAATTATTACGAATATGAATCAATTACAGCTAGGTAACGCATCAATAGTCGTATCGCATCAAAATCATCTGCGATTACATCGTGTTGCAATGCAATTAGGCTGGACATTTGGTATTAGCATGAGCTATCCGAATAATCCTTATGCACACAGATTAAAGATACAGTTAAGAAATTATTCCTTAACTATCAAAGAGAGAAAGAAGACAATGACAAATTACTTTATTAATTAATTATGAGAAAAATAGAGATAACCGGAAAAGACCTTCCGTGCGTAATTATTACGAAAGATGGAAGGCATATTGGAGCTTTTCCAAAGAATTTTCTAGTAGATAGATCATCCGACCAAGCAGTCATCATTCATGATAATAGAGGGTGGAATGTGTTTCGTCCTGTTTTCCACTCGGATGTAACCATTGACGGCATACAGGCAACAGTCGCCAATCGTGCGAAACTGCTTCAAAACGCACTTTTTAATTGCGCTTCCGGAAGTGGCTCTGGCTCCGGGGGCGTTGAATATTATGGAGATGGATTGACATTACACTATGATGGCATTGAGCGCGGAAATAATCCTTTAATTTGGAAAGATTTAATCGGGTCAAATGACGGCACGCTTGAAAATGCTGTTTGGTTAGATAAATCTTTGCAATTCAATGGAGATGCAAGACTTTTATTTACTGGTGACATAACTCCAGATTATACAATAATGATGGTGGCAAAAAGATACCCCACACAGGGGGCGCATCCAAGACTCACTGGCGAATCGGTTGAAGGAACTGATCAATATCCCTGCTTTCTTCTTCAAACCAATAGCAATAATTATAGTATATATGGACACGGTGTTGATGCACAATTTTTACCATTAAGAGCTATGCCGGCTAATGTATTTGTGCACTTAGCTATGAGATATAACAGTGTAACTAAAACTGTTGAAAGATTTGAAAACGGAATTAAGGCTAGCGAAAGAGTTGGTACTGTTGATGCTACATCGGTTCCACAAGTTTACTTAGGTGGTAGAAGTGATGCTATTAGCGGGGAGAGATTTTTCAATGGAGAGTTTTGTAATTACATGGTTTATGATAAGGCTTTGACCAATGACAAGATATTGAATAATTACCATGTGGATTACGAGAGATTCATAAAAATCTAAAAAACAAAAGAGAGCAAAAAAACTCTCTTTTGTTTTTGTAGTATGTAGTAGGATCTATTTTTATCCTATTGATGGAAAATCATGTTTTATTTTATTCGATTTTTGCCCAATTCGTTTTCTTAAATAATGTTCTGTACTTCCAATACTTCGGTGTCTTAAATGTCGCTGTAATTCATACGTAGAAGTTCCTGTCATTGCTAATTCCTGCGCTCCGGAATGTTTCCAACTGTAAAATTTAATGGTTTTGGGTAGATTCAAATCATCGCGAAACGCATTAAATCTTACTCTTAACGTGTTTTTGCCAAGCGAAGCTGTTCCCGGTTGTCCGTTTTTTCCAAAAACATACAAATCCTGATTATATTTTTGCAATTTCCATTTCTGTGTAATTAATATGTATAGTTGTTCTGGAATATCAACAATTTCAGAACGCCCATTCTTTGCTAGATAATTAAGTATCTTGATTGTTTTAGTTTCATAATTTATTTGGTTTAATTTCATAAATCGCAATTCAGTACCTGGTCTAATTGCCGTATAATATTCAAAACAAATGGCCATCCATAATTGAGGGTCGTTTGTTTCTATTTCTTGCTGTAATATCTTCCTTGTTGATTTATCTATTGCATCTGGAGCTTCATCTTTTAAGGCTCCCATTCTTGGAATATTTAATACCGGATTTTCCATTTTTATCCCAATATTATCTATAATATACTTAAAAAGGGTATGGAGTATTTGTTGATATTTTTCTACAGATTTGCGCGACAATCCTTTTTCGGAAGAAATACCCTTCAAAAACTCAACTACCTGCTGATTCTTTATTAAAGATGCTGGTTTATCTGCAATTCCTTTTTCCTCCAAAAAGGCCATAAAAATCCGAAGTTTTGATTGGTAGGTTTGATATGTCTTCTCCCTTAATTCTGGCTCTTTGAACTTTAGGAAGTCAGAAGCTAACTTTTTTATCGAAGTAGGGTTCGTTTTCTTTTTAAGAAGAAAAACGGAAGTACCATTATATGCCAAAAGATCATTATATTCAACTACCGGCTGTAACGATATTTCTCCTGTTTTTATTTTTTGAGTGTATTCTCGTATTAACTCATTTGCATGAGCCATGCGAGAATCATATGTTGCAAGTT